AATTAGGAATCAAACAATCTGAAGTTATAAGAAAAACGATGGAAGCAGTTATTGAAAACGCAAAAAAGGACCAGAGCAATTAAGCCCTGGTCTTTTCTCTTACTTACATCTTAGTCCCTTTAAGAAGCCAATCCCATGTGTTTCTTCCAACAATTCCATCTGCTGTCAATCCTCTATTCTTCTGAAATACCTTAACAGCCTTTTCTGTTCCACTGCCAAAAATTCCATCAGTTGAAAGACTGAAGCCAACGCTGTTCAATCTTTCTTGAATTAGCTTTGTAATATTGCCCTTTGCGCCTTTTTTAACAGTGACACAAGCGCTTCGCGTTTTCGGTCCTTTCAGTCCGTCAACTGCTAAACCTTTATGAAACTGATTATTTAATTCACTCTGTAGTCTAGCAACCCATGCATCATAGTTTGATTTAACTGTATGGTTATTTGTTGGTTTATACGTTGGCTTAGGAATCGACACCTCATCACCATTTAATCGACTTTTGAATGTGTTCCATGCATTATCATTCAAAAAATTGTTGCAGTTAGGACATGCTTTGCCATTTACGTCATAATGACGAATAACACGATCAATTGAGATATTGTATTTTTTCATTAAGACTCTGCCTAGTTCAATTGCATTTTCAAGCGTTTTGTCAGTGATTTCGACTACTCCATTTTTATTGCAGTCACACATCTCGATACTAATAGAGTTAGAGTTAGTACATACTTTATATAAAGGATGATGGCTTGACTGACATTTTCCGCCAACAGAATATGCAATGTAATTGTCAGGCACTGACTGCGTTACGGAATCATCATCTACAAAGTAATGTGCAGATGCTTTCACAATATTATTGTGAAAATACTTGCCGTTGTTTTCATCAGAATCACCGTCATTACTAGTGTAGTGATAAACTAAATACTTAATAGTGTTTAATGCTCTAACACCACCGTAGTTCTGCTTGTTTGCAATATTGGTTTTAAAAATATAACTCATATAATTATTCCTCCTCAAAATATGCACCGATTCCGTAATCGTTGGCGCACATATATTCAATTCTGCATCCTCTTGCCTTATTCCAGCCTTTACAGAAATAAGCAATATCAGCAGCGGCTAATAATTCAATAGATTTAGCAAGGCACACTAACGGCTTCTGATACTTATTGTTATAATTGTCAATAATTTCTACATCATCGCCGTAAATATTTTTTACCTTCTCGATTGCTCTTTTTCTATCTGCCTTGATTTCTTCTTCAGACAGATTCTTCATAGGTTGCGAAATAAATATTTTCATCACTAATCCTCCTCATATCTTATGATTGGCGCTTTTGCCTTGATTACATTAATGTCACCTAGTGAAATGTGAAATACATCTCCTGCACTTGAAAAAGCACGGCATTCGTAAGAAAGTTCGTTTCTACTTCTGCCTAGCGTATCTGTAGGATCTATTCGTGCAGTGATGACATTATCCTTTATAGTTGTTTCTTTTCTTCTTATCTCATCACCATCAATAATGACAAGAAGCGCTTTATATTCATTGAAATTAAAAGGCTCGCCATCTGACGAGCACGAAAATCTGATAAGATGTGTAGTTCCTTCAATCACATCTATATCACGCTTATTGCAGTTCATTTATTCATCTCCTTCAAAAAGCGAAACCTTTCCGATATCTATATGCATTATGTTGCTTACTTCAATTTCAGCATCTAATGCAGTTTGTGCAGCTATATTGATATTCCTATGATCAGCATCTATTGAAGCATTAGCATGTGTGCACTTGCTAATATCCACGTCTACAGTATGAGAGACTTCTATATCTATTTCAGTAGATTGAGCTTCATCTGGTCCTGAATAAAGGAAGAGAGTGAACCATCCTCTACTCATCCTGACCACACTCCATCTGCAGATTTAGCATAGATTCTAATAAGATAATCACCATCACCCTTAGATAGTTCAGTGTCCAACACGCTCACCACTCCTGTGCTGCCTTTTTTTAGATCAGTGCCACTTTCTACAAGTAATCCTATTCCTCTACCGGAAGATTCACCGTCACGTGTTGCACGTGCCTCCCACTCTACTATATCGATGTCACAATGAAATCTGCAGATACACTCATTTATTCCGAGTACTCTAGATATTCTATATTTATCAATGCTATCAATTGTCACAATAGGAGCCTCAGCTAGTCTGTAGGTTACTGTGATAAGACCATCAGTAAGCCACACATTCCCAACAGAAGCCCACGATGACCCCCAAGCATCACATTCTATAGACCCATTTAAATCCGTGCCTAGATCAATAGTTTTACTTGCTGTCTTTTTATAAACATCTCCACCATTGACTGTAAATCTAACAGCATTGGCATATGTATATGAACAGTTAAATATCCCTGTGAATTTTACATTGATTACTATCGCATTAGAGGGAAGAGAAGGAACAGCCCATGTAACCTTCTCTTTGGTGTGTCCGCTCCCTGCAATATGGATATTAGGCATTGTGGCTTCTGCGGTTACTGTATATTCCTGCGCCATATCGTTATGCTACTGACCAAGTACCGTGTGCATTCTTCACGAATACCTTGATGATCTTCTCACCATCACCACTTGAAGCTGCTTCAAGGTCTTTACCATACACTTTGCAAGAAATTGCTGTACTAGCCTTAAATGTACCTGTTGCAGTCATGTTAGTAGATCCATTTGCAGTTCCGATTAATGTACCAGCATCATGTAATGATGATTTAGAAGGTACTACCTTAATCTTATATTCTGTGAATGCAACATCTGAAGTGAAACTGAATGTAGCCACGTTTTTAGGTGCTGTCTTAGAGATTCTAGAGACATCCGGTCCGATAATTGTTACCGCTGGCACTGAAGTATCTAATGTGATGGTAGCAGATGCAGCAGCAGTCTCATTGCAGACATCATCACGTACTTTTACGTATACAGTCTTGAGTCCGTCACCTGTTGGAAGAGCAATACTTTTTGTTGATGCAAAAGTCTCCCATGAGGCACTATCTTCAGATGATGCTCCATCAATACCCCAAACCTTCATCTGATATCCTTGTGTGGATGTATCAGATACTGAAATGCTTAAAGTAACATTCTTAGATGTAGTGTATTGTGATCCATTGTTTAGTTTGACAGTCAATCCCTGGGGAGCGAGTGTATCTAATACAAGATTAAAATAACTTGCCATGTTTATCCCTCCGCTTTAATGCATCTGTTTTCTAATTTATGGTAGGCATCAAAGTATAATTCTTTTTTGTCTCCATTATAAGTCACTTCAAAATACATACCGTCTGGCAGAGTAGTTGACAAAAGAGCCTTGTTATTCTGAAGTGTCTTGCATACCCACACAACATATACATCATAACCCTGTGGATCTTCTAGATGCTCATTTGTGTATCTTCTTACTTCTTCAACTGCAATCTTTAAAAATTCATCGTTGCCCATTATTCTTCTCCTTTTTTAATGGCATTTTCAGCCACTTCTAAACCTTTTGTAAGTACGGATGGTACGTTATCCCCTGCTTCAACGAAATTTTCAAGAATACTGCGTAACTCATTGATAATGAGAGATGCCAAAGTAAACCACCCAATATAGGCAGTAACCGCCAAGTCAATGCCTATAGTCTTACCAATTTCAATGAAGATAGCAGAAGCCAAGAATGCAACTAAAACCATTAGCCAATAGCCTAGTTTCTTCCAAACACCCTTAACCCCCTTGGCGCTGTTGTCTTTTCCTGTCAGTCTAGATTTTCTAACTCCTGTAATATAATCAATGATATTTAATGTTAAAAAGCCTACGAATAAAAACCAGTGCGTACCTAATGCAGCGGTTAACACTGCTACAATAGTGCCCCCTACTGCATTAAGAGTGTCCATATATTTCAATGATGTGTCGTATAATTTCATTTTATTACCTCTTTATTTACATATTTTCTGCAATGATCCATGCATCTAGCTGAATTTGAGTGATATTTGAATAACTTTGATAGTTATTGTGGGCTGAGTTACACTGCTTGATCTGCATATATAGTTCATTGCTGTTGTTTACATTGAATTTGACAGGAACATCGAAGAATCCACCGTTAGCCTGTATGATTGCATTGGCATCCGTATACCCCATATTAGGTGCTCTCCAAGGAAAAGCGTTGGAACGAGTAGGAGTATATAATTTGAATCCATTTATTCCATTAGAGTTGAGATTCTTAACAGATTGATTGAACATGATTCGATATATGTTTATATCTCCAAAACACTGTCCGTATATTGTCCCTGTAAAAGTACCACCATTTAACCCAACACCTAACTGTCTTTTATCCATCGAACTACTACCCGTGCCCAGGATGTATCCTTTTAGATACTCAGCAATGTTTTCTAGCCCCCAATCATTCGGATGGATTCCATCCGAACTCATCATATTTTCAAAAGACAGGATGTTCTCAGCACCTGGTACTAACACAAAAGGCTGATTCTTATAGCACGCTTTTGTTGTGTACGCTGGCATTAATTTATATTTCAACGCGAACTGGTTATTTCTGTCTTTGAATGCCACCCCAAAAGGAGCAAAGTGAACAATTGCATTAGGATAAGTGTTCTGTACATATGATATCAGTGTATCGATATTAGATTTAACGGTGTCAATTTTATCAGCGTATGCCAATTCATTGTATCCTCCCCCTATCAATACATCAGTCACCATCTTTTTGTTACTTATCTGAGATTCAACTCCTTTGAGAAGTGTCAGAAAGCTATTAGAAGAATTAGAAAAGGATGCACCACCTTTATGGTTGATATAGATATTGCCTGCAGAGAAATGGCAATTCACTAACTTACTTTTCAGTCTGTCACACCAACCCGTTTTATTGCCATCAGGAGTATATCCGTCTCCGTACGAATCTCCGATAAAAATCAGTTTTCTTTTGCTTCTGTCTTCTAGATTCATCTTAGTTCCTACCACCCTTTTTCCGTCGCCTGAATAGGCGATTAAGCCTTCTTCGATATTGTCAGCATTCACTGTACTGTCTGATATATCAATCAATGTTTTTTTATTGTATATGACCTTATTAATGCTCATATAAACACTCCTATGCGATTGTTACTGTTGTGCCGCCTGCTGAGTTCTCACTTTCAGCATATGGAATCGGATTAACAGTAACCTGTGATAAATAGTTATATCCAGTATCCGGCATGATTGTCTGTGTAGCGGTGCTTGGTGTCACTGTCTTCTGCTGAGGTTTAGCGCCTTCAGTCCCTGACATAGTACCTTTTACACCTAAGATAGTAACTCCATCACGAATATTCGTAGGAATGATCTTAGCCTGTTCAGCAGTCGCAATCTGAACTTTTCCAGACCCATCGTGGAACCCCTGTGGGATTGTATATGACTGTGCCTTAGTGGTGATATTTCCAGTAACGGACCCATTGTTCTTCATCGTACCAGTTAACTTAGTACCTCTAGCGTATGCAGTCTTTCCAGCAAGCATTTCAGCGACTGCTACAGTCGCATCGCTTGAATCCACATCAAATGTACAAGTACCAGTGACTGTGGCACCTGTCTTATCATGGAAGGTTAAATCCTTCAATACTTTGTCTGCTGTTGCAGTATCACCTGTCAAGTCGATTAATGTCTTGCCACCATAGACGACCTTATTTATATGTTTAGTTTCAGCCATGTTTATAATTCCTTTCCTATGTATACTGTATTGCCTCCTTCATCGTTGCTAGTCTCGAAGAAGGGGATTGCGCTAATAACCACATCTTTTTTCATTAACTTATCTTTAGTATCTAGTTGTTGTTTTTTGATTGCTGGAACAACCTCATACTCTCCTAAATAAGCATCATAACTTTTGTCAACTTCAAAAAAATCATCATAATGGAATTTGAAGCCGTTTTCCATATCATGAACTTTAAACTTAAAAGATGCGTCATTAGTATGAAATTTTAACCTGAATCGAATATCATTAGAACTAAATTGCACATCAGATCACTCCATCTTTTAAAATCTTATCAACATATATTTTAATGATATCTGATGCGATAGCTTCACCATCTCTTGTAATTCCTCTCACCTGTGCTTCTGCCTGTAGATTCTCTTTTAATTTAAGAGTTTCTTCCTGTGTAAGGTGTATTTTTATCTGTCTTCCTTCAAGCCCTTCACATTCAATTTTTTTATTAAGCATAATTCGCTCATTTTGAGCAATTGTGAAATAAGCGTAAGAAAGTGTAGATACATCAAAAGGAAACTCACATGTTATTATTGGTGATGTACCTCTAATCATATGCATCACCTCCTACCTGAGCATCATGTGGCTACCTGAGAGCCATGTTCCTTTAGGAACGGTGCAAGTTTTCATTGTGAATACACAGAAACCGTTCTTTGCTCTGGAATATTTAAACCAGATTGGATAATCTGGACTAACAGAAATATCGAACATAAAAGCTGTATGTGTGTTAAGAACATTTTTCATTGTAGAATCATTTCCGAATTTTTCTCCATCAACTGTGGCCGTCATGTGCCAGTCATTTGATAGATTTCCATACCAGTAGAATTCCACAATAGTATCATTCCATTTAGCCTCTAACGTAATACCATTCTTGACATCGATAACATCATGCCCATAGAATTTTGTTCCGCTTTCTTGTGTATTTACCTTATTAATAAGTTCTCTCATACTCATGTATTCCTGACATTTACGCTCAACAGATGTGATATTTAAGCCATCTAGATGCACAGCATATAATACTAAGTCTCTTGTACCTGTACCGCTGTATATGTCGGTCTGATTGTATGATGGTTCTGCTCCACCTGCCGGGCCTTTAATAACTGTAAGAGTATGTGTCTCTTTTGTGCCTGTGGTTGTAAATCTTGCTACAATCAAGTCAGTTCTCTTCACTCCACTTGTACCATTTTCAATGCGTACCGTTTCGCTCCCAACGATTCTCATGAAACGCCCATAATTACACAGAATGCCGTCATTTATTTTAATTTCATTGTTAGACACAATCTCCGCCGTCATTCTACTGCCTGCGTGTAGAACACCTTGATAATCATATAACGCTAGATACATGTATCCATGCAGTTCAGCACTGACTTCAGCATCTGTAATATTAATGTTCTTTATCACTTCGCATCACCTACCTTATAAGAAATTGAAATATCATCATCACTAATCTTGATTATTTTTTGAGTTATCGGCTCCTTGAACGATATGCCTGTAATATTTTCTTTTGCTCCAACGATGTCAAAAAGTTCTGCATCATCAGCATCAAAAGAGATTTCTAATGTGTCGCTCTCGTTTGCTTCTGCTACCTTTTCAGTCGCATTCTTGATTAATTCATCACGTTTTTCAACATTTACATCTTCATGTTTATAGGTTTTTCTGTCTAATCCAGTATATGTCTGATTGGATTCGGACCATGATCCATCTGCTTGCAAGTATAAATTAACTCTTAATCTATCCAATAATTCGCCTTTTCCAAGGCCCAGGATATGATTGTATGGCTTTGATTCAGTCTTAACGGTCATATCTATCTGATAGTCATTGTCATACTGTAGCGTGTCGCTCAAATCGTTGATTTTTTCAGCGCACAGATGGACTTTTCCATCAACACGATGCCTAATGCATAATCTCGCATTACTAGCACCTAACGCTTTCTCTAAGGCTTGTAAAAGATTTATATCTCTTACATCATATTTAACGTTGATATTGCTAGCGCCCACATTATCGACTGTATAGAGACTATCGAACCTGTCACCAATGAGAGTATTGATGCATGTATTAGCTTCAGCGTTCAGATTCAAATATGCACTCCCATTCGGTGGCTGTACGAATTCCTTTTCTAGCAGTCCTCGAAATGTAGGACCTATCAAAGTGATAGTGTTATCTGACGTATTAATCTTCAATCTCTGGATTACTCCACCAATTTCAGTGTTCTCCTTATAGAAAAGAGACCCCACAGTAAACAAAGGGTCTCTATCTTCCAAGGATAATGTCAATTCAAAATCGTTCTTACTTACATCATACTTTCCTATCTCAATGTCAGCATCGAAATGAGTGAGGTATCCTAATTCGTTATAGTTAGCATCTGTATAGATATATTCTAATCCCACCTAGGCTCACCTCTTCTTTCAATCAAGACTATGTCAACTTTTTCAACTCCAACTATAGATATGTCAAATGAGCCTTGAGGTATCTTCTTAAAAGTATCATATGACTTGTTACGACTGTTGAATATATTAGACTGCACTCCATTAGAAGAATATTTTGTGATAGTCTTCTTGAACGTGTCAATCTCTGCATATTCTTCAGCGTTCAAGGTCACGTATAACTGATAAGTGTTGTCACTGATATTAATAATAGGATTCGTACATCTTCCATATATTCGCATGATCATGTCTGTATCAGTAAATGATTCATTTACAATGTTGACCGTCTTCGGTACTGAATAAGTAAAAGGATATGCAAAAGGATACTTTGTAACAGTTCTCGAACTGCTAGAACTGAAGTCAGCGGTGTAGGTTGTCTCTTTAATCCAATAAGAGTCGTCTGTAGTGATTTCAACACTTAAATATAAGAGTCTCTTATCAATTAGATATTTGCTTTTAGTGGACTTGATTGCATAGCAATAATATTTATAACCATTGATTTCAAAATATCCTTTTTCTTTTTTAAGTATGTCTATTTCAAAATGCTCATAAAATTGGTTTTTAATCTCATTGGCTTTCTGCTGATCAACAAGAAAAACAAAGGGAATTGTCTTAGTGACAACCCCTTTATAAAATCCTGTAATCCTATTGTTATTCGTTTTAACGCTCCACTCAAAATCACGTAAATCACTATAATTCGCAAAGATACCAAGAGAAGTAAAGTCTAGTGTTTCATTGTTTGAATTTGTATGTTTAATTTTATCCAGCATATTTTCTCACTATCCTTCCTACTTCTCTGCCATCTAACATAACAACGAAAGAGCCGTCATTTAAAGCTTTTACAATAATATCGTGCATTCTATCTTCATCACTTAATAAGGCAATGATTCTATGCAATGCGTCTAGGATTTCATCAGCCCTATTGTTAGATGCCTGATTAATCATCTTCATTAATGTATCTCTTCCGGCCACAACTTCAGCGCCTGCTTCTCCAGCACCGAGCATCTGACCGTTAGACATTCCAAAAATAGTTGGAGCGTCCAAGATCATTGGATTGTCCATCGCTTGAGCGTACCATTTAATGCCTAGTGATGGGATTTTCCCCTTTAATAAATCCCCAACGTTCCAGCCGTTAGGTTTGATATTAAAATGAGGTAACGGAATATGAGGCCATGATATTTTAAAATTAAAGAATCCTTTAATTTTGCTTATGATGGCTTTCACAAAATTAGCAGCAGCACTCATTGGAGACATGATAGCACTCTTGATACCATTCCAGACACTTGAGGCATGTGACTTAATGAAGTTAAAGCCTACTCTAACACCATTCTGCAGTTCTCCTATAATCGCCAATACTTTAGTCTTAGCGCTAAAAATAGGACTTTGAATTACATTCTTGATGTTATTGAAAATACTTGATACGTTGTTCTTTAGACTTTCAAAAAGGTTTTTCGCTGTACTAGTAAGAGAGCCTCCCATGCTAGTAATACCGTTCTTGATTCCATTAATAAGCCCTTTGCCTAAATTCCACCAATTGATAGCGTTCCATACTGCAAAAATTGCATAAATAATTTTAGGGATGTTGGCAATCAATGAAGGAATAGACATTACTAATCCTTTAATGATTTCAGCAATGATCTTCACGCCCCATACAAAAATAGTCTGTGCACTGTTAGAAAATGCATCTGCTAGATTTGCTATGATAGTAGGCACTTTAGATATCAATGTAGGGAGTGATGACATTAATCCTTGTACTAGATAAAAGATTAATTTCATTCCCATGCCCACAAGCACTGGAAGATAAGTCAATACTGCTTGAGAGAATTGGAGTAACATGTCCAATCCTTTAGATATTAAAGTAGGCATATTACTAGAGATTGACTGACCTATTTTATCAATCATACCAGAACCAATTAGGCTAGATAATTGACTAAAAATAGGAGATATAATGCCAGGCAATGCGCCAATTAATCCGGCCACTAAATTAATAGCTGCAAGGATTAAAGAAGGCGCTAAATCAATGATCATATTCATTAATTGCGGTGTTATCTGTATCAACGCACTAGGAAGTGCATCGAATACTTCTTTAATTTTCGGAGTTACATTTTTAGCAAGTATATCTAAGCTAGAAGCGAACTCACTAATAAGTGGACCCACCGCCTGTTTAGGGTCTGCTAGACCTGTTAAAAGGTTCTCCCACGATGCTTTCGTCATTTTCATAGCGCCGTCGATAGTTTTCATCGCTTCTTCGCCAGTAGTACCTGTAATGCCTAGATTCTTCTGTATTTCATGGATGGCATTATATACATCACTTAAATTATTGATGTCATAATGTACACCTGTCAGTTTTTCAGCGTTCTGTAAAAGTCGCTCCATTTCTGACTTAGTACCGCCGTACCCTAATTTTAAGTTCCTTTATATTCACATAAGGTCGTTAGTCTTATGCCGTTCTCTTACGAACTGCTATATATTTCTATATAGAGTAGACTATCTCTTCATCTTTATTTCAAGATGCCATGCACTTCCATCCACTTGGATGTACTCTACTCACTTCCATAACATTTATTATGTGCTTTCGATAGTCGTTACACCTTACTATTTCTAGTCTTGGCACGGTATTGTCTTTTCTAAGAGTTCCACCGTTTTCACATGGTTTTAATTGGACTATTTTGTTAATCCAACATTGTGTAGTTCTGTTTAGAGAACCCCTGATAAGCGTTTTGGATATCTTCCATATTGGTACCCATCTTATTCGCATTATCAGCCATATCAATAACAGTTTGATTGGCAACTTTAGCCGCTTCCGTTTCATTGGCAGTTGATTGCTTTAATGCAGCAGCGAAAGAAGTGATAGTATTCATATAATCATTCGCGCTCATTCCAGCCGTCTTATATGCAACTTTCGCATTATTCATGACCTCTGTCTGTGCCTGTATTAACTGATCATATTTTCCTTTTGCTTGTCCGACAGTCTCGCCGATTGATTTAGCGTACTTCTTTAGGCTCATGCCCTGAGCACCGAATAAGGTTTCGACACCACCAGCTAACTGCTCATACTCCGAATAAGAAGATACAGCGAACTTAGTAATAGTACCTATTGCAGCACCTGCTGCAGCAACTCCCTTAACCGCTAATTTTCCAATCTTAGGAGCGAGTTCTCCTATTTTACTAACGTGTTTTTCTAGTTTGCTTGATTCATCTTTCGCTGTATTGGTTGTATCTTTTAAATCTTTCTTTGTCTTATCGACACCTTTCAGTCCGATAATACCAAAGAGTTTAAATAATTCTAACATTTATTTCCCCCTCTCTTTTTCTTAAAGATTAGGATTAAAACTGTTAAGAATTTCATAGGAGTCATTTATAGTTGTTTCCATCTCTTCATCTGTCATTGTTTCAGATGCTTCAATTCCTGTATTTTTCTTCCACTTAGCCATCATTTCATTTTTAAAGTCAGCGTATGACTTATCATAAACTTTTGATTTCCAAATATCGTATAGTTTTTCATCTGACACATTGTCAGCAAGTTCAGAAATGAACTCTGAAAAATTAGAAAAAGAGATCATGTTATCAATCAACTCCATGGGATTTGAATATCTCTTATAAACCAAATCCATGAAGCCGACTTCTCCTATTTCAGCAATCCAGAAACAACCTTGTAAAAATCTTTGAATTCATCTTTTTGAAAGATTTCAATAATCATCTGTGCAAGTTCTGCAAGTGATAAGCATTCAACCTGCTTTCTATTTAGATTACTTACAGCTGACAAGAATTCAAAAACCTCATTTTCACACTTGCCAATGTTTTCAAAAATGACAGAGACACAAGAAAGAATGATATTGAAACCAACTTTTTCAGTTAGTTCCTCTTTTGATAGTCCTTCCTTATTCTCTGCTAGTTTAGCAATCTCATTTGCATTAAAGCAATTTTTGAATTCCATAATGCCAAACTTATTGATTAGTTTAATGATTAAAAATGCATCTGTTGCTTTTAATTTTCTTAATTTATATTCCATAAATAACTCCTTTCAATTCTTAATAATGGTTATGCAGCTACCGCATTAGGGTAATAAATGTGATAAGGTAGTACATTCTTATCAGATTGCTCTAATTCCGCATAACATTCAAATTCTGCTTCAGGTACTACCATCTTTTTATTTTCGCCTTCAATAGAAAGTCCTGATGTGCATAAAGCTTTATCAAAAATAACAATGATTGGAGTTCCATCAATCTTCTTTCCGACATACGCTAGATTTTCATAATAATCGCCTGTTTCAATCTGCGGTTTAGATACTAATTCTGTATATCCTGTCTTTCCAGCGTCTGCTGCTTCTTTAGCAAAAATAGATTTCTTAATAAAGTCAGGAGTAATTTCTGCCATTTTAAACTTCATTTTCGCAGTTTCTCCAACTTTTAGGGTACCACCAACAAATTTAACAGTCGCTCCATCAATATCTAAGTCTAATAATTCCGGAGTAATTGTTACTGATCCACCACCTGAAGTGGCGCAAAATAATGATTCTACAAAGTTCCATTTATTGCCTTCGTATTTCAAGCCTTTGTGAATAGTTCCAGCACCTAGCATAATATTTTCAGGTGTTTTTGCTGTAATACCACTTGAAGGAATGATTTCATCTGCCATGTATTTATACCTCCCATTCTTGGATTGTTAAATTAATCTGTATTTTCTGCAATTCTATATCGTCTACACGAATCGGCATTGAATAGTCATAATGTACGGCTATGCCTGTTCCGCTCGGTAAGATGGCTCTCTTATCCTTGAGAGCCTTTTTAATAATTTCCTTTTGCTTTTCTAATTCTAGATAACTGCCTCTTGTTACACCTGTAAGAATAAAAGTGGTTTCTTGATAATTGGTCTCTGCACTGTATTCATTTTCTAAGTACTCGCCAACCCAATAAGGATATTCAACCTTATCAGTCTTGTAATAAAGAAAATGATAGTTCACAAGTGGTTTTAATGTCTTTGAAATAAATTTCAAGCCTTCTGGTGTCATTTTCCAATATCTCCAAAGATTTCCTCGGCTCTTGCTTGAATCTTTTTCTTAGATGTGTTTTTAGCCTTTTCAAGTGCTCTTGATGGTGCTTTTCCTGTAGTAGTAACCCATCCGTATTTAGGATGCTTATACTTCCACTTGGTCTTTCGACCGTTACCTTTAAGAGCATACTCACCTGTGCCAAACTCTTCCCATATAGCATTCTCTTCTGCTGATCCAACAATCCCAATCATATTGTCAGCATCTACCACGTGCTCCCACGAGTTTTTTAACTGACCTGTGTCCACTCTGGTGTTTCTTTTAACTTGTGACTCAAGTTCTCCGCTGGCTTCTTCAAGAAACTTCAAAGCTGCATCCTCAATTTCATCGATTATAAACATTGAGTTATCTTCAAACTGTACGCTCATCTTGTGCTCCTTTGTACTGTAGATAGATTTCTAAGTGTTGATGTAATCCCATTGGATCATCAATAAGAGTCACATCATAGATTTCATAGTTTACAATCAGTCTTGAGTTATCAGCCTTATAGCCTTTTAAATCCTTATAATCACAGATGAAGATATGAGTTGATTCCTGTACCTTTGCATTAAAGTTAGTGTAATGACTATCACCGCTTGATAAGTCTAAGAAGCCAAACAAAGAGATTGATTCCGCATAATCTTCAATAGGTTCGCCAATTTCATTAATCGAATAGATGCACTTTTGAAGAGTTGCTGTAATGTTTCCACCTATCATATTAGAATCTTGCTTTCATATAAGGCTTTAGAAAGCCTGTGAGAGACTTTGGATAGCCAAGAGAGGAATTATCCCCATCCATATTGAAATACGTGACAGAGTGTCTAGAAATCGTTTCTGACTGTACTCCGACCTTGCTTCTATTCTCTTTATCCCATTTCATGAGGTTGATAACACCCATTTTAATGTCGGCAGGATATTCAACTTTAGTACATAGTACACGAGCCTCATTATTGACAGGCTTATCAACTGCAAAGTCACGCTCATTTGCTTCTGTAACAGTATATAAAGCATCATTAAAAGATGAATTAGATACCTGTACAGTGTCACCGACCTTAAAAAATTGAGGGCCATTAAAAGAAAAACGACCGTCTGAAATATTGGCGGTCGTTCTAAAATTGCGCATCTGGAAATTATTGTTAGTGTATTTTCTAATCATCAATTCTAAGGCTTCTAATTTCATTTTGATGATTCCGTCTGAGTCATCTGTATCGTTCAAAAGCCTAAACTCTTCAATTGTCATGATCATAGAAAATCACCTCTTTTCTTATTTTTTGAATTTAGCCAGTAAAACCTTTGCTTCATTTGTAACTGCAACTCCATAATATTTAGTAGCAGTAATGTCGTGTTTCTGCTTTTTTGGGAACCATTCATGATCTACCTGAGTGTCTTTCTTTAAGAAAATTGTTAATGCTGGTAGCTCTTCTTCTGTGTATTCAGTTTCTGCTGAGTCAGGTTCCATTTTTAATAAAAGATCTAAATAATACTTATCTTTCGCATCAAGTGCTTTTACTTTATCGCCAATCTTCAGAACATCTTTACAACCTTTTTGTACAGTCTTTAAGTGCTTTGCGGTTGCTGACTCTGCTGTTCCATCTTCTACAATAGTAATTGTTCCATCATCCGCTTTTTCATATTCAATGTACTTAATCTTTTTAGACTTCTTGACCCAGCAATCTCCAATTTTTCCGACAGCACCTTTTACTAACACAGACTGGCCGAATTTATCCGCTGACTTAAAATCTTCATCTTTCATTAAAGTTGAATGCTGTAAAGGATGAATAAATAATACTTTTTCAATACCGTCTTCTTCATCTTCGAAGATGGCGTCCGCATCTACAATGCCATTGTATGAGATAGCCGCTAATGTTGCAGGATTATAGATATTCTTAGTAGTATATCCTGCATCAATTAAGTCATTATCAACTTTGCCCATGATTGCTTTCGCTAACTGTGTTTCGGCCTGACCAATCGGATTTCCTAATCCGGAATTAATGACTGTCTGTAAAATTCCGACTGATTTAGCAGCACATTTAATTGTGAATGTATTGCTAGTAGCTGATAAATTTGTTGTCTTGATTTCGCTATCTGTTTTTGATGCTTCTTCAACATCAAAGTCTTCTGCATCTCCAATATACTTCCATGATGGTACTGTCTTTGTATCGCCTGCTGTTCCTTCTAAAGTAGTATCAACTTTCGCATAAGGTGTTAATTTAGCTAATGCATCAATTTTTGCTTCAATCATATCTCCCATAACTTGAGGATTGATTACATCTTTCATTGCTGTAACTGTTGGCATTTTTTTATCTCCTTTTATTTTTTTATTTTGTGTTCATTGCTTCTTGATATGCTTCAGGTTCTTCGTTGAAAACTTTCAATCTTTCAGAGTAAGGCATTTTTAAAATGTCTTTTCTAGTATAAGAACTATCACCTTTTCCATGGTCTAACTGCCCATTGCCAACTCTCTGATAACCATCTCCATTATCGTTCGAAGCATTTTCAAACATATTTGGGAACTGCGTCTTTAATGCTGACACTGTGTTTTCCCAACCTTTGATATTTTCATTTTCATCAAGTTCTAAGCTTTCGCCCTTTTCTTTCAATTTTTCATTTAATTTATAAGTTAAATAATCAACATCAACTGCCTTTTCAGACATTAAAGCAACTTTTACTGCGCTCTTTAATTTTGCTTCATCTAACTGTTTCTTCAGATTTTCAACAGCCGTTTCATATTCACCGATTTTAGTTTGCATTGCTTTATCATTTTTGCCTGTTTTTTTGAGGTCTTCGATAAGATTATTAGCATTTAATAATTCTGTCCCTCTTGAATCAAATTCTTTTTGTAGTGCATCATATTTACCTTTTCCAACGTACTCACCGCTTGCAAGATTCCCAATTTTGACTTGTTTATCTTTGTTGGCTTCATTACCGTTATATTCATTAATTGCTTTGAAAACCTGTTCAAAAAGTGTTTCGCCTAAAATCTCTTTTAAAAAATCCATATCAATACTCCTATTACTTACTCTGTTTTTATATCTGGTGTCTGCCAGTGTAAGTCCGCCTTTTTAACATCATGCTGGATGAATTTTTAAACCTTTTAAATGCCGTGTTCAGGGCAAAATAAAAAGAGCCTACGTCTAGCCTCTGTTTCTATTTCTGTTTAATACATTGTTTTTATTCTTGTATTGCGGTGGATCATGAGAAAGTTCTACTGTTTCATAGAACTCATGACCACATATCATGCACTCATAGTGCTTTTTTCTGATTGCACAGCCTCTGTTTTTATCGAAGTATCTTCTTGATTCTACCTCAAAATAACAGTGCCTGTGTGGTCGCAGTCCTTCAGACATTAAATACCTCCTTTCAGAGTAAAATAAAAACGGTTCTGAGGAACCGTTTAAATAACTTCTACTTTCTAAACATTAATAGTATTTCTTCAGTTGGACGACTTAGATGATTTTTTCGCAAATACTTTGACAAACCACGCAAATCATAAAAATATTCTCCTGGCTCATACTCTGAACCATTTTCTATAGTCCCAGTGTATAAACCTTCAAAACCTTGCTCAGGCGTAGGATCCGGTATCGGTTCAAATTCTTTTTTCATCATTCTTCCCTCCAATTGCATTTTTCTAATAATTCTTTTGCAGCTATATCATCTAAACAAAAACGATATCCACCCAATGGAATAGCGCCAAATTCATTTACATAATGTTCCAATAATCTACTATTTGCAGCTTTAGATTCCACAAATCCATCATAGCCACATTCTATTGAAGCTTTTGCTGCAATAGCAAACAAATGTGCACCAATTCCTCTGTACTCTTTATTTTTAGTGAAATTACCATTGCTTTTAGGATTAGCAACTGTCCAATGAATATTTATGGTCAAATGATCAGAAAGTTCCTCATACGCAATGAGTCCTTGGATTTCATTATTGCCTTCTGCAAATATAGCTTTTATAGTTTTACCGCGTGGAACCTTTGACCAATCAATATACCATCCACTCGACTTATTATATCCTTTTAATTCACTTCGTTTCATTTCTTTCACAGTAGTTTTGATCACTCTGCCTGTTTTGCATTCGATAAGACAAGGTGCAAACCCATCTATCTCTATGCTTATATTACCATCATCCTTCGAACCTTTCAATCTGTTCGCTGTCATCAAGTATTTTTCTCTAAAGTCTCGAAAATCATCGCTCTTATCAAGCCCATAATACTCGGCTCTTTCTTTCAGTGTCTTGAGTTCATCAGCATCTAAAGCCCATCTAGCACGTTGAAGGAGTGCACATCTGCAGTTTACATCCTGTGAAGCAATTCCAAAGCCTCCAGGATACATGACTTCTATATCATCTACCACAAAAGGCTCGTCTATTTCTGCAAGTTTACCATCAAGAAGTCTGTGCATTGGTCTAGTTCTTCCGTCTAGTGTAGCATCCCACTGCTTGACTACTTCACAACCTTTGGCTTTTGCTGCATGCTGCGCATCATTAGCGCTAAGAACCTGTATTCTATGCCCTTCGGTTCTAGCAATCCTCATTGCTTTATTAAAACCAATATTAGATGCTCCATCTATGTTTCTAGCAATGTGTGCATAAGACGAAGATGTGGCTATGCCTCTTGAGATATGCTTTGCAATCTGTTTTTTGAGAACCCCAACATCAATACCCATTCTAGTATACAGTGGTACACTCAATTTAGTATTTAACGTCATAGCCCTTGTGACTTGCTTCTCATTGATAGGAGTAATCAACGGTATGCCTTGGCCTTGAATATCGTACATAGTTCCGATATATCCTGTGTAATAGGAATCTGTTAGATATCTTGTAATACTGTCATAAGAATCAGCGTTTAAATTCCCAATCAGTTCATCTAACTGCTTTTTGAGATTTTCTTGAAACTTCTTCTGATATATCTGAGATTGAAGCAATGATTTCTGCTTTTCATCTAATTCATCATAGACAGAAAGAAGTAAGTCAATCTTACCATTTGATATTCTTATCTTCTGCTCTACTTCTTTAGCTGCATCTTCATATATCTTTTTTAATTCCTTCAAAAGTTTCTTCTCTTCTCGCAGTTTGGCTTTTTCAACTTCTAGCTGTCTCTTATTCATCTGGCACCGTATTGTTTAACGTATCGGTCACATCATCTACTTGCTCGTACGCTTCTTTTGGTTTCGGGAGTTTATCTTTGATTTCTTCATAATCAATGTCCAAATAAGCACATATTTCTTTAATAATTGTTTCACTAGGAAGATAGTCAAAAAGAGTGATCATGATGTTAATAAAAGTCTCCTTAGCTTGTGCTTCAATCAATTTAGTTTGTGCTAGTTCCTGCTCATTAGACATGATTTTATGAATGAACTTAAAGTATACCTGTTTAGATTGATAATCTGTTCCTTCACGTTCATTGATATCTTTTAAAACTGCTTTGAGGATTTTTCGCATAAACTGCTTTAATTTAATTTCTAACTTAGAGCATTTTAAATCTAGCAATGAATAAAGAGCCTTAATTGCTATATTAGTGGTTGCATTCGTGTCTTTTAATCCAGACGAGTTCAGCCCCATACCAAACCTATAGATATTCTTTTCATCAAGATCCAATTTTGCCTGTCTTGCTTGGAAAGGAATATCAATGGTCTTGATTTCAACGTTTCCACCCTCGCCAACACCAATCATTTTTTTAGTTTTTATATTCTGCTGCAGTTCTTCCAGATTATCCCCTTCAAACCCACTGACAGCATATAAAGGATGGTCGAAATCAATTAAATTGTTAGAAAGGCTGGATGCCATCAAATCATAATCATCTATCAAGTCTTTAATGATATAAAGACCGCTTCTTTGGTCTTCATTATTATCTAACCTGAAGAATGGAATGTATCCAAAACTTTTTCCATAGATATTGTTATCACTCTTCTTTTTATAGAGCGCGTGGTATCTTGGATTGATAGACTCTCCAGGATCTAAAATGATTTTCCCATCATCTTCCTGAACGTAATACGTTACATCATTAGCACTCCATACTTGAATTTTCTTTATTTTCTTATCTTCTTTAACAATCTTATCAATGTACCAATAGATAACATATGAACATCCGTCATCTGTATCTTTATCTCTTACTTCTACAACTCCCAACGAATCAGCACACATGAAAGATAATTCATCATCTTCGTTCCTGTATGCGTACATGTATTCGAACCCTTTTGAAACACATCCTGTCAGAAGCTTGTGTATTTCAGCAATGAAATTCTCGTTATAGTTGAAATAATCATCTAATTTGTTTTGAAGTTCGGGGTCATCAGATTTAACAAAGCCCTCGTCATTAGATAGCATATACTGTACTTCTTGATCTACCAATTCATGAAAGAATGTATGCGCTATTTTTGTGTTGCTTCTAGTGGTATCCTCGACAAGGTTTCCGTCTGAATCATAATAAAACATTCTGTAATGTTTAATATCATGATTTGCTTTATAGTAATCTCTTCCTTTTCTTGCATACCTTTTAATCTTTGAACCCTTGTCCAAATTTATAAAAAAATTAATTTCTTCAGTTGTCAGCATGCACTCACCTCTTTCTTTAGATTAGCCAATCTGTTTTAGTAATGTATCTTTCTAATGCATATCGCATTGCATCCATCAGATGGTTAAAGTCATCAATAGGAACATTTAAACGTGTTCCAAATTTATCAGTATCCCACGTGTAATTAGATATTTCAGTGATGAAATTCACACAGCGAGGATGAATAATGATTTCTAAATCCTGTATCCATTGAATGCCGTTATTGATACTGTCTTTTCCTTTCTTGGCGCCTTCAATACGTTTTAAGCCATACCCTTTCAATTCTGCTATAGACTTAGGCTCTGCAGAGTCTGCAGTTATCTTTTCTTTTCTGTATCCTAAATCTATTATCCTGTCGGCTATCGCTCTGTTTGTGAGGCCTTTTTCATAGAATTCATCATATACATATAACTTCTTATTTTCTAAGTCTAAAAAAGCCAAGAAAAAAGCCGTTGGGTCATTTGTGTAACCAAAGTCTAACCCTACAGCCATTTTCAATTTATCTTTAATTATTCCAATCTTACCATCACGTGCCTCTCTTGCAGTGATCATAGTAAAATCTTCTTCTCTCCAATTCTCATAAATAAGGCCTTCAACAATACCCCAATTTCCTAATCCTGCCACTTGATAACGACGAGGATTGTTAACTTTCATTCTTTCAAATAAACGCTTATCAGAAGCATCAAGCCACTCGTTGCATAAATAATTAGTAGTCAATGCTAGTATGTCGTCATCTTTAGTATCAAAAAACCTTTTCTTTAGCCAATGACGCTCATTCCATGGGTTAAAAGTAATTGTTATCTGCTTGAATAGTGGTGCTGGAGTTGCACCTCTTATTGATTCGTCCAAGGTGTCAAAATCGGTCTCTTTCATTACTTCGTACGCTTCTTCAATCCACATCCAGCATAAATAACCTCTATCAACCGCAATAGATGTAATCTTAAAAGCATCGTCAAGACCACGAAAATAGATTTTCTGTCCTGTGGGCATGTACGTAGCCTCTAGAGGAGACAAAGTGAAATTCCAATACTTATCAACTCCAAGCCTGTGACATGCCCATTTTAAATCTGCATAGCAAGAGTCTTTTAATGTCCTTCCTACTTTTCTAATTACCAATAGATTAGAATCAGGATATTTCATCAAGTTATATATGTACCATAAAGCAGTGGTTTTTGATTTCTTAGAACCTCGTGACCCTTTGCAGACTCTATATCTGCCTTTATAATGCCAAAAATCCTTGTACCCTTTTCCGATTATGTCAGGAAGATATAAGCCATTTAATTCATTATTCAAGGTCATCCTCTCCATAGAAGACGACAGGAACACTCATTTCAACATTCATGTTATTGTCCGGCTTTTGTCCGATGGTATCACGTACATATTCGGCGGCTCGAACATCTCCTTTAGCAGCTTTATTTAGCATAGATATGGCAATAGCCTCCTGCATAGTGATGTTTTTTCCTTTGATTGCTGCAATGCTCTTAATACGTTCAATATCGGCTTTCTTTCCATTTCTAAGAGGCATAGACAATAATTGTTCGAGGGTTTCTTTAATGGCTCTCTTTTCTCTTTTCGCTTTGCCTGATGCTATTCCGCCTTTTCGGCCGTTCTCTCTTCTTTCTTCTGGTGTCATGTTTGCGAACTCATTTTTTGCCATTACTATCACCTGCCTTTATTACTATTGCTTATTTCTTTACCTTGCTATACTTATAGCCAAATTTCTTAGCGTGCTTAGTAAGCCATTTATCTACTGCATCATCATATGATTTACCTTTCATTCTTGCATTTCTGATTGCTCTAGAAAATTCATTAGGCTTGAAATGAGAACCTTTTTCAAATTTATAGTAATAATTCTTCTTGCTCGGAGAAGCAATAACACCATTTGCGTTACGGTCAGATGCTGCATTTAATAAATCTCTATCAGAGAAATGGCCACCACTAGGATGATTATGAACGATGATTGTTTTTCTATTCCTTGATGTATTAGTACCTTTCCCCCAGACGGAATGCTTGTTTCCTTCGTTGTATTGATGGATAAATCCCTGATCATCAACTTCAACAGACCACTCATGATCAGAATCTTGATGTTCTTTATTGAAATATGCTATTGCATCCTCTGGGTTTTTAGTTTTAATTTTTGTATTCATTTTAGCAGGTAGCAAAGTCTTTTGACCTTCCCAACTTGTTTTAGCATGTCCAAATTTAAACGTTTTATTCGATGTATCACTAGACGCACCTCTTCCACCTTTCAATTCAATTGAAGGAAGATGCTCCATCTTATCAATAATCTCTCTTACTTTTGTACCATTAACGCTATAATCTAGTGCTTCATCAACACTCTTAAATCTGATTAATTCATCTGTTCTTTCATGCCATATTTCAATGGGCTTTCTATACATCCACACTCCTTCACACAATTGAAAAAAATTAACTCGATTAAACTCAAATCTAAATTGATTCAGTCTCATTTATCGTTTTTCTCCTTTCATTGATTTCATCTTTTCTGTTACATGATTATCATAGTATTTTACATTAGCACCCTTGAAGTCATAGCCAATGTCACCACCATAGACAAGTACATTCTTAGGCTTCAATCTCTTCATGGCTTCATCCATACCCTGTGTCCATATCTTTGTGGCTTCCTTGCTGCGCTTAACTCCAATAGTAGAAACTGAAATTGTACTGTTAGAAGGAATACCGTCAAAACAAAAAGTAAATGTTTCTGGTTCAGCCCACGATACAGTGGGAATCACTCTAAGCCCTCTATCCTGATAGATCTGACCAATTAAACGGCTTCTGTATACATTCCATATCTTCATGGCCATAGGCATATCCATGTAAAGAGAAAAGTCAGGAGTAAGAATACAATCAAACTGTGCCAGCTTATCAACATACATCTGAGGAGATGCCCAAATTCTTTCAAATTGATAGTCATCAATATAAAAATGAACACCTGATTCATATCTATCAGAATTCAATACATAATTGAAACCAACAAGATCATCAGGAACATAGTCAATTCTTTCAAGTGTAGGCATTTGATAGAATCCTATTGCTCTAAGTTCATCATATTCATCAAGGTTATATGCGTTTCCTGTTCTTTCTCTTTCATTAACCTTTTCAGAATCATCTTCCTCAGGTTCTTCAAAATCAATTGACTCAAACCCAAATGAATCCATATCTATATTGATAATGTCATCAAGTTCACCGCTTAGAATTTCAAAATCCCATTCAGCTTTCTCTGATACCTTGTTATCTGCTAGTCTAAACGCCTTAATCTGCTCGTCTGAGAGGTCATCGGCTACTATGCATGGAACTGTCTCAAGTCCTAGGTTTAGCGCTGCTTTAAACCTTGTATGACCGCATACGATGATATTATTCCTATCAACAACTATAGGAACTTTAAAACCAAACTCCTTGATGCTGTTCATCACCATTGGAACGGCTTCATCATTCTTTCTAGGATTGCGACTATAAGGAATTAGATCAGCAATAGGCTTCTGCGTTATCTTGATGTCATTCATCTGTTATTCTCCTTCCTGGTAAAATAAAAAGAGGCTATATGTGCCTCTATCTCTGTATGGACTCTTATGTATTTACATAATACCACACTATTGTTATTACAAATCATTAACAATTAGGACTTTTTCACATAATAACTGATAATTCTTTAACTGCATCGAGTATATACGTTCTTACTGTTGCTGGAGAATAGTCCATAATTTCAGCAATATCATATACACTCAAACACTCTATATATCGATAAAACAGTATGTTTCTATATGTCATACTGCTCAATCTTTCAATAGAATCCTTTATTTCTTGCATCTGAGACAAGTATTCATCTTTCATGATGATGTAATCATTTTGAGTTTTAGGCTCGCCATAAGAACATCTTTGAGCATCATCATATCTGATTGATTTAACATTAATCATTTTATTGTTGATATACTCTACCCTGTTAGCCATGCTTTTATATGATTTTAGAAATGTTCTTGTCTCGTCAATTGTCATAAAGAATCCTCCTGATTACTCAAAAATGAAAAATAAATAAATCACTATCACCAATACAAATA